TCTTCCGATCTAAAGCGTAGGCCGTGTGAAACTAGATGTTCCAGCCGCTGCCTTCCAGGAACAAGCCGCACTCCAATCTGAAATGAGACTTGGTGCACGTTATCCTGAGGGTAGGACTGGAAACATTGATGCCAGTATTATTACTGGTCAAGGAGTTCAAGCGCTTCTAGGAGCATTTGATTCTCAAATCAAAGCTGGTCAAACAATTCTTGCAGAGACATTAGAAGATGTTATTAAAACAGCCTTCTGTATGGACCAAGAATTATTTGATATGGATAAGAATGTTCGTGGAGTTGCCCAAGGCACACCATATGAACTTAAATATCTACCAAGCAAAGACATCAAGGGTGACTATTCTGTTGAAGTCCGTTATGGACTTATGGCAGGACTTGACCCATCTCGTGCACTTATCTTCTCACTGCAGGCACTTGGCGCAGACTTAGTCTCTAAAGACTTTATTCGCCGTGAACTGCCGTTTAGCCTTAATGTTACGCTAGAAGAGCAGCGCATTGAGATTGAAAAGATGCGAGAGAACCTAACCACAGCAATTACAGCAAGCGCACAGGCAATTCCTACCATGGCAGCACAGGGTCAAGACCCATCAATGCTTATTCAAAACATTGCCGACGTTATTGAACGTCGCCGCAAAGGGGAGAGTATAGAGGCTGCTGCGTTGGCCGTGTTTAAGGTGCCTGCACCTGAACAACCAGCACAGCCAGAGATGGCTCCACCAGGCCCACAGGGCCCAGTTGAACAAGCGCCCCTGTCCCCGGCAGTTCCTGGACAACCCTCTGGTGGGGCCCCTCAACAAGCAGCACCACAAGACTTACAAAGTATTTTAGCAGGCCTGGGAGGCTAACATGGCTACTCGTAAAAAGCAGGTAGTTGATAATGACTACTCTAAGTTAGACGGGTATGCCATTGAACTACATGAATTTTATAAATCGCTGCGCAGGGCAGGGTTTAGCGTTGATAATGCTTTGTATATTCTTTCTGCAAAGCAAGCCTATCCTGATTGGCTACAAACAATACCAACATTAGATGACGTTAGAAAACACATTGACGAAGATGAGGACTAAAAATGGCGATACCACAAATAGTTTCTGGAGTAGGCGCTGGTTCTAAACGAGTCGACAAAAACAATGTAGAGCGCGTACAAAGAATTCAACGCAATGCTCAGATTCAACAGGCATCAGGTGGTGCATACGGAGACCGTATGCGCAATGAAAGTTCAGTTCAAGATGCTCCTATTACACCAACTGGTAGTGCAGTAAGTGCTAACATAACAATGCCACCTCCTCCACGAACTGTAGCACCTAGCACTAATATTTTTGACCCTAATGACCCAAATGATATCTTTACTAACGGCGCTGGCGGAAATACTGCAGGTACTAGTCCAGATGGGCTTATGTCACGCTTTAATACACATGATGCTGGCTATGTTCTTCTTGCTGCTATGTACCAAACGAATCCAACTCCTGAACTTGCCCGTATGCTAGAGGCATATAACGAAGAAGGTATCTTTTAGTGGCGGGTAAAGACCTAATTGATTTAGGTAAATATAGCGACCCCTCTAAATTCAGGGCACCTGGTATGTTTGATAACGCTGGAAGCGTTCTCCAGCAACTTATTAATCAAGAGGTCGCTGGATTAGACGGCAGTCAACACGCTAACTTTGATTCTATTGTAAAGAAATACCCAAATATTAGCAAAGAAATTGTTGTAGCACTCATACGACAAGGTGCAAATGCTGATACTCCTGGTATTGACAAGGTTGTTTCTTTAGATGGCGTTAATCAAGCCATGACTGCTGCAACTGCAATCAAGAAACTACCTTCATTGGCACAGAAAGATAAAAATTTCTTTTCTACAGTCAAAGATGCTATCTATGGTGGATTAAAGGGCACAACTCGTGTAGGTTTTGCAGCATTACGCACACCGTATGATTACCTTACAACCCTTGGACGCGATGTTTACGCAGCTTCTAAAGGCGAAGTTGGTGCAGCACAGATACTAAAAGATGCAAGTGGTGCAGGACTTCTTAACCAGTCAACAACACTTGGTGCACTTGGACGCGACATGTTTGACGGCAACGGCGTAAGTACTGGTTCTGGTTTCTTTATTTCTCCAGAGTCTCGTGTTGGTAAGCAACAGGCTAAGGCTATGGGTGCTTATGGTCGTATCAATGGTCAGTCTTTTACTATCGGACGAGGACTACTAAAGACAGTTGGCGCTAATCCAAATAGCACACAATATAAAATTTTATCTGGGATTGTAGATGCAACTCTTAACGTTGCAACCGACCCATCAACTTGGCTTGGACCAGGTGCATTAAAGGTTGTCAAAGAAGGAAGTAAAGTTAAACTTGCTTTCCGTGGTGGAAGTTTAAACAAGACTGCCCGTGGTGGACAAGATTTAGCAGAAGCAAAGAGAATTGCTGCAGAAGAAACACGCCTAGAACAACGCGCTGCTGACATTAAAGACCTTGAGGCTTTGCCTTCAGAAAAAGAATTACTAAAACAACGCTCTGATGCTTTAGGTAACATCAAGCGTGACTACGATAACCATTACATGAAAGCCGAAGATGCTTATCAAAAGTCTACTCAGCCTAAGATATACAAAGAAGAAAAGACCGCTGAGGCTAAATTGCAAGGTCTTAATGACCTATTAAAGGTTTCAGATGTTCCTACTCCTAGTGGAGTTGGACCTAAGGTTGGCATTGAAGCTGCTGAGGTTAATAAAGTAATTTATGACTCAATTAGAGCAGGCGACCAAGCCGGTATTCTTGATAACTTAAGTCAACTAGCCGCTGACGAGAAGAACACACTTAATGCATTTGACGGCATCTTTGTAAATGAATTACCTTCTACTGGTGTTACATTCGGAAGCAGTGGAATGTTTGAGTTTGCTGTTAAAAAAGGAATAACTAGAGAATACAAGATTGTTAATTTAACAGAAGATTTTACGGACATTGCTGGCGATACTAAACGAGCAGCAAAAGAGATTAATAATCGTCTTGCACTTCACACACAGTTAGAAGACCTAAGAAACGGACTTTCTTTATTTCCAGATGAAGTAGCGGTATTTGATAGACTCAATACTCAAGGTTTTGTAGATGATTTACTTGAAGGTTCTGGAAGATTAAACCTAGGAACATTTTTAAATGAAGCCTACACACTTTCAATGGAATTTGACAAGACAGGTGGAGCATTAGCTCAAATTGTTAAGGCTGTTTCTAAGATTTGGAAGGCAGACGGATTTGAAAATATTCGTGCTATCCATGGTGGAACTGGCGGATATGTATTAAATCCAAAGGTTGTAAGTGGTAAGGCAATTGACGCTAGCACTGTACTTGGAAGAAGTTTAAATCCACAAGAAGCAGCCGCTGCTATGCTTGATGTTGAGAAGGTTGTTCAACCATCAGAAGAAGTTATTGCTAAGGCGCAAATAGCACTTGATGCTGCTAAAACAAATCGTGCTGGTCTAGACCAACGAATTCGCGAAGTCAGGGCTCTACGCAAATATGTAGAAAATGACCCTGAACTTGCTGCACAGATTTTAAACAATCCTGCATACGCTGAACTTAAAGGCGTCATGGATTTAGAGATGCAGATAGGCACAAGAAGGCATATGGCCGAACTGCTTAAGGCAGATACAGGACTTATTAGCCATGTTGGTGGTACTCCTGTAGCCGATATTACAAAGGCAAACAAGTATTTACTAGGCAAGCGTTTTGCAGTTATTGCTCGATTAGTAGCAAATGAATCTAGTCCCTCTAAAATCTCCAGATTATTTAGCAATAAGCTAGATATGGATGTAGTCAGAGACCTAACAGATGCTAACACTGCAGATGATGTACTTAGAGTACTGCGCAGAAATCTAGGGCTTGGTGACACTGACCCAAATATTGCTCGTTCTGCCTTGCTAAAAGCAAATGTGGCTATTGAAAACCTACAGCCAATGATTAAGTTATCAACACCAGTAAACCAAAAGATGCTTGCTGGCGTTGAACGTATGGAAAACTTGCTTACAAGAACTGTAGTACGTTCTGTTATTGTGCCTCTAGATGACCTAGACCGACTCTCTAAAGAACTACGCAACTGGATGTCTGTTGTAAAGGTTCCTGAAAACATTATCGATGAAACAATAGATAAGCTTGTAAAAGCAAATGGAACTAACGATAGAAGTCTACGGACAATTCGTTCTAAGATTATTCAAGATTCTTTTAGTGCTGCTCACGTTGCTATGGTAAATGCCTATGGCAAGGGAGACCCAAAACTCCTTGAAATATTAGAACGTGAACTACGTGCATCTGGACAGACTAAGAATTTAGTTGAACAGTATCCATTAAACGGTTCTTTACCTAGCGATGTAGCAGGTGTAATGACTTATGATGGCAAACAAATTGACATGACTGGCGCAGTCTATGCACATCAATTCTTAGATAGCGTTGTACGTTTGCCAGATACTAAGCCAATTGTACGTGCTATCCAAAACTATACTAAGTCTGGACCACTTGTTGGAACTCGCAATGCTTTAGATATTTTTGCAACAGAAGCAGCAAGCGTTTGGAAAACAACTCAGTTGGCTTTCCGTGTGTCTTATATGCTTCGCAATGTTGGTGAGATGCAATTCCGCCAATACCTATCAGGCCACGATACTTTGCTTAATCACCCAGCAGGTTACATTGCTATGTTGATGGCAGACCCTAATGGCAATGCATGGCAAAAGTTTGCATCTACTTGGGCTAAATACGAAAATGATATCTTGGGTAACTCTTTTAAAGACCCTCAAGCAGCCAAGGCAGCAACTATTGCTATCGATGAACACCTGCGTCAAATGGGTCGTCGAGTAAGCGCTGGAGATGCGCGTTCTACAGATGTTAAAGTCCGTATGATTGGCAAGATATACAAGGTTATCAATAATGCTGATGCCAACTACCATGAGGCTTTAGCCACATCATTGAGTCGTTTTGACGTAGATGATATCATGCAGTTAGTTGCTAAAGCAGATACAGATATAGCCAAGAACGCTATTGTCGACAAACTCATTGCTAATGAAACTGTTAAAATAAATAACTTTGACCGTACTGATGTTCTTAAAGAAATCTATGATGCCTCAAGAGTTACTGTTCAAAATCGTAAGGTATCAGACTTTGCATCACTTTTCCTTAAAGACCCTAAACTTGAATTTAGTTACGACAATTTAAACCGTGAAAATATTTACAACTGGATGTTTGACCCTAAGTCAAGCGCTAGTTATGAAACCGCTCTTGTTAACCTTATGGGTACTGGAGAAAAGGGTACTTATATTCGCAAACTTCTAGCCGATGGAATGGTTGTTGTTCCTGGTAAGAAGGGTGATGAAGTCATACGCATGCCTCGTTATCGAGACATGAACAAGTATGAGGACATGGACGAAGCAGATAAAGCATTTAAGGCGCAACTTGTTAAGCATTTCACATCAGAAGAAATGCCTGGCGGTAAAGCAATCTATGCAGATACCAAGACACTATTGGCTGCTGAAGATTCTAAACTCAAGCAAATGGTTAATGCTTTTTTTGAAGTCTCTGCTAAACTTGAAAATCTTGTTAACTTTGGACCAGAGTATCGTATGGCATACTGGGACCACATTGGCAGATACGCACCAGCAATGAGTGTAGCTGACCTTAAAGTTTTACAGAAGAATGCATTTGAGACTCTTGTAAAAATTAGAGTTCCTAATACTTCTGGTAAGTTGATTGCCGTGGGAAAGAAACACCCTACTATCTCTATCATTAACAGAGAGATTAGAAAACGTGAGAATGACCCAATCAAGGCTAAAGGTGTCATGTCTATTGACAATGTTAATGATACGGCTGCACGCAAAGCTTCTTTATATGTAAAAGATTTATTCTATGATGCAAACAACCAGATTGATGCAGCAAATAAACTTAGACTTATATTTCCCTTTGTTCAGGCCTGGGGTAATACAATAAGAAAATGGGGAGAACTTGGCGTTCAAAACCCAGTCAAGGTTATACGCTTTGCTAAGGGATTTGATTCACTTACAAAGCCAGGTTCTGGTGCTATCTATGACATTACCAACACAAACTATGACGAAGAGCAAGGTTTCTTCTACAAGGATGAGTTTGGTACCCAGCGTTTCCGCTATCCACTCAGTGGATTATTCGGTGGCTTTGCTGGTATGGCACAAGGAAAATTTCCTAAGGATGCATTAAACTTAACAGCGCCAGTTCAATCTCTTAACTTAGCATTTGGTTCTGTAAACCCAGGTTTTCCTGGATTAGGTCCTGCAATTTCAACTCCTTTCTTAGTCTCTGGTAAGTCACAAGCATTTGGACCAGGTTGGGACTTTATGCGTAATATTCTATTTCCATTTGGAGAACCAGGTGGAAAAGGCGTAGGAGCATTAACGCAAATCGCATTACCAGCATGGCTTAATAAATCTTTCTTGTATGCTATCAACGACCAGACAATGGTTGAGCGTGGTGTTAAAGATTGGGCAGGCTACTTAGCTTCTACCCAAGACTATGGTGATAACCCATTTGCTAACGATGCTGCTAGAACTAAACTCTTTGCTGATGCAGAGGGTATGTCTCGTTGGACTGGTCTCTTCACTGCACTATTCCAGAGCATAGCACCAGCAACGCCTTCTCAAGAGGTACTGGCTGCAGTAAAGACACCAGAGGGCAAATATAGTTTTGTTTCTCAAACTGTTCTTTACAAGGCATGGGATGAGATTTCAAAGGCAAACCCTGGTAACTACCCAGAGGCTGTAGCACAATTTATGGATAAGTTTGGCAAAGAAAACATCTTGCCTATTATCAGTGGTTCTACTAAGTCAATTACTGGAACTGATGATGCTTGGTCTTTCTTAAACAAGAATCCTCAAATGGCGGATAAGTACGCTACTAAAGATGCTGACGTAATTCCATACTTCTTCCCAGGTGGAGAAGCAGCCGTTTCCTACTATAACTGGCAGAGCGCAACAAGTCGCCGTGAGAAGTTGAGCACAGAAGAAATTGCTTCTGCCGCTGAAGAACTTATTTACAAGTCAGAACTATCTCAGATTAGCAAAGAACAAGCTGACAATACCTACTCAGATGTTTGGTATACAGAACAAGTTATTGCTCTTAATAAGAAATATGGCAATGCACCGACTAGCAATGTAATTACTGGTCGACAAGAAGCACGAGCAGCTAACGTTGGTAAGGCCCTTAAAGAAGAAGCATTTAAAATGTCTCCTATCTACAAGGAAACTAAAGAGTTCTATGCTGCTTATGATAATGCAATCAAGCAATTACAAAGTGCAAGAGTTACACCAAATCCTGATTTGGGAAGTAGTTTTTGGCTAAATACAAAGTATAGAGAGGAACTGCAAACTTTGGGAAATAAACTTATGCTTGACAACCCAGCGTTCTCTCGTATGTACTACTCTGTATTTGCAAACTTATTAAAGAAAACGGATAAATAAATGACCACTGCTCCTTGGGGTAATACAAAAATTACTGGCAACAGTGCTGCTGGTCCAACAACTGGCAACGCACAACAGAGCATTAGCGCGATAGTTCGTGCTCAAGGTGGACTGTATGAGAATGCATTTTCTATCTCAGACCCGTTTGCTTTTGCAGCCAAGGCTGCTGAAAAGTTAGATGCCTTAAAGAAGAGTTCAACACTTCGTCCTGGCATGAGTGACTTTGAGTATATGCAGGCATTGCTTCGCAGTTCTGGTAAGTCAAAGGGAACTGGTCCGCTAGGCGCAACTGATAATAAAGATATCTCAGCCTTTAAGACAGTACTCCAGAATGCATACCTTGATGGCGTTACTTGGGACCAGTGGTTAGAAAACGATATTAAGTATGGCGCAAAGCCAGCAGGAACAGGAACTAAGGGTCCTTCCTATAATCCAATTTACAGCAAGGATATATCAACTGCCCTTAAACTTATAGATAGCACTGATGCCGAAAACATTCTATCAGATACTTACTTCAAGGCATTTAGTCAGTATCCATCTGTTGACTTAATCTCTAAATTTAAAACATCTTATTCTAAAGAAGCAACACGCCAGAAGGCAACTGTTACTTCTGAATCAACTGTTAAGTATGTGCCTGTGCTAAACTCTAAGGGCAAGCCTACATACAATAAAGATGGCACACCAATAATGAAAGCTGTTAAAACTTCTACAGAGAGTACTACTGGACAAGGTTTCACTGAAAAGGAACAACAAGACTTTCTTGCTCAGTATATTGTTGATAACTCCCCTAAAGGTGCCTTTGACGCTGCAACTATTGGTGGCGCAGCAAAAACCTACTATGACCTATTGAGCCAGTCACATAGTCTTAACTATGAGGATACACCAAATATTGCAACTTTAACTCCCATTATTAAAACTCTTTTGGCTGCAACAGACCAGGGTGTAATTGACGAGACAATTAAGAAATACCAAACTGATGTTCGTACTAGAGTTGGAACTAAGTTTATGGGTGTATCCGAGTATGTCAAATCTGGCGGGGATGCCAGAACTATCATAGACCCACTACTAAAATCTTTATCAGCAAACCTTGAAAGTGATATTAATCAGAACGACAAGTTAGCAATTAAACTTCTTAACTTCCAAGGCTCAGATGGCAAGTTCCGTCTTCCAAATCAATATGAAATTGACCAGGCAGTTATGGCTGATTCTCGTTATGGCGGAACCTCTAAAGCCAAGAATGAAGCAGTTAACTTATTCCAGAGTTTGAAGGGGGCGTTAGGGTAATGGCTGACAATTTTTTAACAGACCTATCGGCACTTAACTCTCAAACTAAATCAACTATTGCTTTTAATGCTAAGCAAGCACAAGTTGCTGCTGAAAAAGATGCTAGTGGTATTATAACTAAATATCGCTCTATGACTCCAGAAGAATATCTTGCATCCCGTGGTGGTGTTAATCCTGTTACTGGCAAGTATGGTGATTCATATGACCCTAAAACAGATTTAACAGACGCTGAGTATTTAGCTGCAATTGCTGGAAAAAGTGGAACAGCACGTGGTGCTGCTATTAACGCAGCAACTGCAAAAAAATCTGGTATGGCAGTAATGGCTGGCGCACCTGGTTCTGCAGAAGACCCAACTGGCGCAAAATATGGTGCAGGTTCTAGTTTTGATAGTACTGGTAGTTTAACATCGACTATTGATTCTGGTGGACCATCAACTAACATAACTGTACTCAAGTCATTGCTTTCTAGCCTTGGCTATAGTAAAACATTAGTTGACTCATCTACCCAGTACTTTATGTCTTTAATTGCAGAGGGACTTGACTACGATAATATCGTATCTTTATACACAGATGCAAAAGATTATACTTTAAAAAATGGCACAAAAGTAACCTCTCCTTTTTATGAGCAATACGGCTACCTCAATGAAGGGTTAACTCAACCTAAGAGTGCTGCTGATTTATTCCACTTTGTTGAAGGCACAAAAAACCTTATCAAGAGTTACAATATTAGTTCTAAATTTGCAGAACCTGATGCTCTCAAGAAGTACATAGCCAACAACGTTACTGTTGAAAAACTTGATGAGCGTATCATGTCTGCTAAGTTGAAGACAATTACAGCAGACCCACAGTATGTCAATACATTAAGACAACTTAAGTACATTAATGATTCAGAAGATTTAACAGACTTTTTCCTAGACCCTAAAATCGGAGAAGCCCAGTTAGAAATCAATCGTAAGACAGCTTCCTTTGCAACTGAAGCAATGCGCCGTTCTAATAAAGGAATTTCTTTCAATGCGGATACTCTTACAAGAAATGCTGCTAATCTCATTGGTCAAGGCCGTTCAGAGGCTCAGATTGCTGATATCGCTAACCAAGGATATGAGACAATTGGTCAGGTACTTCAGCCATCAGTTGGTCTATCAAATATCTTTGAAGGTGCCAATGCGGCAAATGCGCAGACTATTCAAACAGAACTTGAAGCAGAACAATTTCAAGGTACTGAGTCTGAGCGTCGTAAGAGGCTTAAAGAACTAGGCACTAACATTTTTAATCAATCGGCTGGACAATTCCAAGGAAGAATAACTTCCTACAGCAATAGTTCACCTGCTGGTCAAATATAACTAAATTCCCACCTGGACCTATCGGCCCTGGGTGGTGTACAAGACCGATAGTACGAACCGATTATAATCCCCCATTATGATTGCGGCGTGCGACAACTACTAATATAGGGAGAGGTTGCTATGAGCAACAACCGCGATATAAATACCGATTGGGAAGATGACGACGACGACTTGGACTATGTCCCTTCGTTTGACTCAGATACAGACCTTGTAAAGAAACTCCGTAAGGCTAATCGCCTACAAGAGAAAAAAATCAAGGACCTTGAAACCAACCTTGGAAGTCTAACCAAGGCCCAACGTGAGCGGATTATAAAAGACACATTCGCCTCAAAAGGTGTAAATGCAAAGATAGCAACATTCGTGCCTGCTGACTTAGAAGCATCAGAAGATGCAATCTCGGCGTGGCTGGACGAACATGGTGACGTGTTCGGTGTCCAGAGTCCACAAAAGACCGAACTCAGCCAGCAAGATATCGCAAGTTTGCGACAGATGGATGCTGTTACTCAAAATGCTATTTCACCAGATAGGGCAGAAGACATAATGATGCGAATTCAGAATGCGACTTCCGCAGAAGAACTCAACGCCATTATTTATTCACAACAGTAACATCATAGTAATTTCACTACTCACCTAGGAGGTGAACAACAATGGCTAATGCATATACATCCTCTACTGGCAATCTCGCTGGTACCGCTGGTGGTGCAGGTCTCGTCCAAAAGGCGTATGACCGACTATTAGACTTTGCGTTGCGTTCAGAACCCCTAATTCGTAGTGTTGCAGATAAGAAGCCCACTAAGTTAGCAAACCCTGGCTCAACCGTAGTCCTACAACTATACGCAGATTTGTCTGAACAGACAACTGCTCTGACAGAATCAACTGAGCGTGACTCAGTACAGATTGCTGCTCCAACATCAGTTACTATTACTCTTGCTGAGTACGGTAACTCTGTTCTTGTTACACGTGCTTTGGAACTATTCAGCCTTGCTGACGTAGACCCAGCAATTGCTAACATCATCGCTTTCAACCTTGCAGGTTCAATTGATACAGTTGCACAGACTGAACTTCGTGGTGGCACAAACGTCATCTACGGTGGTACACGTACTAACACAGTAACAATTGCTGCTACAGATACAATCACTTCTGCTAACATCCGTAAGGCTGTTGCTAAGTTGCGTTCAGGTCTGTCAGTTCCTCGTAAG